TGTGTATGATTGACCTTGGTATCTCAAAACGTCTGTTGTGTTCTCTGCGTAACCAAACTCTATCTTTGCCCCTGATGGGAATCGCCATTCTTTTTCTTGTTCTCTCCATTTTGCTCCTGGAAATGCTTTCGAGTATAATAGTTGAGACTTTTGAATTAAGTCTCTTAACTCTGGCATTGTCCGTCTTATTAGGAGTGCTCTGTGGTGAGCTTTGGAACAATAACGAAGCGGGTCTACTAGCATCGCATATGATTTACCACCGCCTCTTGCTCCACCATAAAATACTTCTCTTTCAGAAGCTGCAAGAAATTCTGTCTGTGGACCTGAATTAGGTTTAAAGATTACCTCTTGCTGATTTATGTGCTCTTGTATATTTTTAGGAGCACTCTCGATTATGTCCTCAGTAAGTAGTTGTGTCTCTTTTCCTGTTAATGCTTTATTAATAGTTAACAGTTTATTTTTTGTATTTTCTGCAGACTGTTTAGCAGAACGTAATGTTTGTTCTGCCTTTGCAACTTTCTTACGAGTGCGAGCTAGAATCTGTGTTACTGACTTCTTGGCTTTCTGTCGAATTATTTTCTTCGGTTTCGGTGGTGCTATTTCTTGCGAGTCTTTTTCTGAGTCCGACATGTGATATGTATCTTCCTGTTTTCCTATGTAGCCATTGTGCAGTCTCTCTTAGTGAACAAGTTTTTGAATATTCTTGTGCTTGTCTAAGAGCATCTAATTCTTCTCTCACAGGTTCTAAGTAATTAGGATCCTGTGACTGTTTAAATCCAAAAGGAATCGTCCTAGCTTTCTTTTTTATCTTTATCGATTCCATCTTTTGGTGGTAATATAAATATTCCATGCAATGCTTTCATATTTATATCTAGTTGGTCTTTCTTTGTTATACCCACTCTGTCTAACACTGAGTTCGCAGCTGCTAGACGAATGTTAGAGTGTGGTGTGGTCCCGTCTTCGTCTAGTAGGTCAGTTAACCGAGTAGCTGCTTTTGCAGAGTGCGTTGATAAGTGGGTTTCCGCCAACTCTGTAATTTCTTTTTTTAAATTCCGTATTACTTTGGGATAACTATGCTCCGAATAGCCAGCGATACGAGCTGCCTCTCGTGGATTTCCCTTTGCTTCTCCGAACAATACGTCTAGAAACTTTTCCTGCATATCGGTTAAGTTTCTTTTTTGAGTTTTCGTTATAGAAGAATCCATGTTTTGCATTAATTATCTCCATTATTTCTTTAAATGGTAGATCTAGTACACTATCTTTTAGCAATCTTTGTTCCTTTCATTGAATTTAAGTAAGCTCTAAGTGATTTAAATCCTTTTTTATCTAATTCATCCTTAGTAACTCTAGCATATGACTTACCTTTATAGGTAAAAGTCTTTTGACCTTTAGCCATTTTAAATGCTTCGTTAAATGACTTAGGTTTTTTAGAACTTTCAGCTACTGCTGTGTCTTTTTTCTTAGAATCACCATGTAAACTCGAGCTTACATTTTTAGATGCAGCTTTAGTTTTTACTTTTGGCATATCTACTTCAACATTAGCCTGTTTTCTTTTTAAACCTTCATCATACTTAGGAAGTAATCCACCAGTACCTTTAGGAAACAGAGGTCCAGAGAAAAGTTTTTTTAATTTTCCCCTTCTTTCTGCTTGATCTTTACTTAAATCAGTTTGACCGTATTTTTTTACCATTTAATTTCCTGTTATTTAATTATATATATTATTCGTGATGACCCTTGTTAACTTATATGTTATGTGCGTGTATGTGTGTCCTTTGAATAATATATATCTTTCTATTATAGTGCTTATATTCAATTTTGTCAAGTGTTTTTTTTAAATAATGTAGGCTGTGACAAAATAGTACTAGACAAAATTGGAAACAGGGTGTATAATGTTCATAGGAACACCCCAGGGAGCCTATATATATATTATATGGGTAAATGTACATACCCCCCTAGGGTATTCCAGGGAATATTGTCGGAATATTTAACCCTAAAATACAGCCACTAGGTGGTTTACAGGGGTACTGGGGATTTTCTGGTGACTGGGTATGTGTGTACCAGGACAGGTGGGTGGCTACCTGCCTACCCCCTTGTGTTTTCTGGGTAGTTTGTTAGTTTTACTTTTTTTCTAGTAATGTCCTAATGGTTTCCCTAGGGTTTCCCTTGAATTTTTTTAAGTGCTTACCAAATTATTTCTGGGTAGGTATGGGAATTTTTCGCTTAATATATCCCTTAAGTAAACCAAGTTTTTATTAAGTGTGTTTATCGGTGCAATTTCTATTGTTATTATTATTATTGTACTTGTTTAACTTGCTGTAAAAAACTATCACCGCTATCAGCGATAATACTTTTAGCTTTTTTCATTTTGTCATATTTAACAAACTCAATATTGCCAATATGTTTATGAAAGTTAACAAGTCTTGTCTTTTCTTCAGCATCGCTTGTTTTTTCGTCATCAGTTATAAATGTTAGAGTGTCAGCTATTTGTATAAACTGATTATCTTGATCTAACATTAATAATAAATCACTAACAACAAAGTTTGTAGCGTCTATTTCTTGGGCTTTAATAGTTGGATCAGTTGACAAAATTTTATTTTTAACTAAATAATTTTGTAAACTTTCCAATTTTTTCAACAGCGTTGACTTACTGTCGCTGTCGCTTTCCTTACCTAACAATCTAAAATTAGCGATTGCATTAAAAGTTTGAAAAGAAACATAGTCCGCAGGTTTATTATCTGTGTACTTTGTTTTTAATTTATCAAACTTATTTGCATCGCTAAAATTGATAAAGATTTTTTTAGGCTGTCGTCCTGTGGGCTGATTAAAGAATTTACCTACAACATCTTTTTTAATTACATTGTATTTCAATTCATAAATAACACTAACAGCTATATCTCTTAATACTCTATAAAAATAACTGTCATTGTCTTTTATATCATCAGCGTTTTTTCCCATAGCAACACACAACACAACATCTGTAAAAGTTTTCATATCTGATGTAGTGAAAGTTCCTAATTGCTTAAAGTTTTTTTCGTCTCTACCTCTAAAAAAGTTTTTTATTGGTAGTACATCTTTAAGTTTATAACCGAAATTAAAAACTAGCTGACTATCGGTAGTATCACCGCCAACAAGATTATCTGATCTGTTTTCAACCAGTTTAATAGTTTCGTCTATTGTTGCTTTTTGGTCTTTATCTAATGACTTTGTAAATGAATTGATATCTTTTTTTACGATATCTTTTTCGTTCATTACATCAATCATTGTCTTTTTTTGGGTTTGTACTTTTTCCATAGTATTTACCTATTACTTTCCGAAATTGCACCGAAAAACACACTTAATATTTTTTTAATTATTCATAATCATAATAATAAGAAATTTAAAAACTTATATTCAAAATTGTAGTGCTAACAATTAAAAAGTTATTACAAAGTAATTTAATGCCTAAATTAAAAAGCTACTTAATAACATAGTAATTTTTTTCATATGGTTTTAAATCTTAAAAAAATCAAAATAGATTAATAAAAACAGCTTATATCAAGTCTTTTTAATAATCAAGTCTAAATGTGTCCATTATGGGTCAAATAAAAGCCCTTAAAATATAGCTTTTTAATCAATATTATTGTTGCCTTATTTTTGCCATCTCCGAAGTTCGGAAGTGTCCGAATTGTGGCAATGCCTAACTTATGCCTTATTTATACACGCTATAAGTGTATAGAACATTAATAGAACATTATGAGAACATTTACCCTATGCAAAAACTGCATACCTCTTATGGTTGTATTTTAAAAATTTAACTTAAAATTCTCGTAAGGTTGGGACAAGCCAAACCATTTGACTACTACCACCTAAAGTTGTACTATGTAATTATCAACCTATAAAGGAGAAAAAAATATGAGTGAACAAAGCAACAACACACAGATAATTGCTAATGAATTAAGAACACTTAATAAAATATTAAGTTGCCTCTTAACCATAGCGATTAAAGATAGCACACTAAAGACAATGACTACTGCTGATATAGAGAAAGTAATGCCAGTCATTAATAGCGTATCAAAAACAGTAAGTGAAAATATAAATGTTTGATACAATTAATATCATAGGGCTAACCCTCATAATTTTTGGGGGTTGCCTTTATTTTTTAGCTGTGCATATGATTAAAAAATATAAAAAAAAACTACTAGAAAATGATAGATTACATAAATCATTTATGAAACAAAAACAAAATGAAAAAAATAATTTTAATTATAAGCATACTATTATTAAGTAATTGTAGCAGTACAAAGTTTGATAACTTTGATCCTACTACTTCTACATTACGCTGGATAATTACAAGCGATAAAAAATAATCATTTGACTTGACAGCATTATTGCCTACTGCTAACATAAGACTACGAAAGAAATAACAAAGGAGGATTTATGGCAGTTGTATATACTTGGATTGTAGTATTTATGGTATTGTCTATTATACTTACAATCGGTGGATAATTAATGTAAAGGAAAAAAATGATAGAAGAACATCATTGAAAGGGGGTGTGTCAGATTGACATATCCCCTTTTTTATTGTAATCTATAAAGATAACAAAGGAGTTAATTATGTTAATCAAAGGCGACCAACAAAACGATTTGAGAACATATAGGTTTTCAAATGGTTATACAATGCAAGAAACAATGCTACTTATGGCATTGAAAACACAAGCAAGAAGTGGTTTGCTTATGACTAATCCTAGAGTGACAGGATATAGTTCATTTGCAAAAGCTGTAATTGGTGTATTTAATTTAGGAAATAATACACCTAAAACTTGTAAAACATTATATAAATATCTAGTTAAGAAAGGATACTATGACCGACCAAACAGATAGATTGATTGCAGAAGTACAATCAAAAAACAAAGCTGAAAATTATCACAAAGAAAATACTGATAAGCTATATATACTTCAAGATATATGGAAAGATACAGATAAACTTGATAATATTAGTGACCACTTAATGAGAAAATTTAATCAAATACTATCAAGATAAAAGACTTTAGTTCCCTCTAAAGGTTAGCCCTTGTGTCATTAAGTTGACACGAGGGTTTTTTTATGGTACAAATAAAATACTCAACAAAGGAGTACATATATGTTAGATAATAAACCCTCAATAGATACATCTTGGGAGTTGAAATGGAAAAGGTCTTTGCGTAAAAGACTTATCAACTGCCTTGCTCGTATTGAAAATGATGGCAAACCTACACAAGAACTTCAATTTGAATTAGCAAAAGCTAAAGAATGTTTTGTGTATTGGAATAGTGATAGTGCTATGTGGGTAAAGGAAAGAATGGTTTTTCCTACTTCTCCACCAGTACCACAAGCCGAACTTCAAGACGCAGAGGTACAACCTATAAATACTGATTGACATACTCAATCTAGTATGTTATAACTAAAGGATAGTCAGCGAGAGTTGGCTATCCTTTTTTGTTATTAGACTAATGCAACACTACAATCATTAGCTTACAATCAAGGGGAAGTATGTGATTGACTAATCTTCAATGATGTTCAAGCAATGCGAAAATGTTATGGGTAGTTTTCCACACTATCGTTATCTTGGTGCATACTTCCGAAATTAACCAAACAATATAGGAGTGTTATGAAACACATAAATATAACAAAACAACAACTCCATACTTTTATTGATAAAGAAATAGATAAGTACCAATCTAAAAAAGGTCGTGCTTTTTTCTATAAGAAACCAAAAAAGTTTGAGGTTGTTGGTGAGAAACGAGTAATGAGATTTGATACTAAAGATAGACAGTTTCAAATTGATGGTACAACTGGTAAAAGGTTGTATAAAAAAGGTGGTAAAAGAACTACTACACCAGAACATAATATGTTAGTGACTGATTTAGATATTCAAGAGGGCTACAAGTTTAGAAATGTGCCTATGAATCAGCGATTAAGATATTTATTGATAGGCAAAAAGTGCTTAAAATTCAGCTATTTAGCAGATACTGATTCATTTAAAGTTGAGTTTCCAAAAGCTACTAGGACTTTGATTAAGAATCTTTATGCTAAAAACTTTGAAGACTTTGAACACAAAGGAGATATCAATGAGTGAGTGGTGTCAGAATAAAAAATGTCCAGAAAAGAAAAACCAAAATCAAATTCGTGGTAGTAAGGGTGCAAAGTATTATCAATCTTATAAACGTAATAACTACTATCAGTATTGGTGTAGTATGGGTTGTCGTGATGAATGGTTTAATGAACATAAAGAAACTTGTATGAACGCGGTTGGATTTATTGATAAACAAGTATTACCTTTAGCAAATGCTTGGTATGTTGAATATAGATATGATTGGAGAACAGAAGAACACAATCGTTATCATTTAAGAAATAAATTAATGGGTGTTGACCAACCAATAACAAGACAACAAGCACAAACACAAGAGCAAATAAATGCCAACCATAATTGGCGTACAATAGACACAACACAAGCCAAAGAACTAGCAATCACATTAGGTCTAGCTAGTTGACACATCAATCAATTTAATATATATTATAGATACTACTGACATTTAGTTAGTAGTATCTTTTTAACCAACAACAAAGGAGTACTCGTATGGATAAAAAAGAAGTAAGGCTCAATGCTGATAAGCGTAAGTCATGTGTTATTGACTTTCGTAAGCATTGTGAATCTTTGGACACTCACGAAAAAGAGGAGTTCAAACAATCAAGAGATGAAGCTATTGAAACAATTAAATCTACATTTGTCACTTGCAAAGATGTGGTGCAAAGAAGATTTCCATTGGAAGATGTAGCAACACTTCAGTCATTACAAAAAAAACATAACACTATCAATGCAGTAGGCATAGATAGTTGTTTCTTTTTTAAAGTGACTGATGCACCAAAAGTGCTTGATAGCTACAATGACGAAGTAGATAAATCCAAACACTTTTCATTTGAATTAGATGGAAGTGTTAATGGAGATTATGGTAATCGTTATGGTAGTGGTAGTAGTAATAATGGTAAGAACTTTGCATATGCTATGTATCGTGAAGAAATGAAAGCAGTTGGATTAAATCCCGATTGCAACATTGAAGCTGATCTACAAGCTGAAAATAAAAGTTCAGATCAAAGATACTCACGAACTACTAACCCTTATCTATCTCAATGTAGAAATGATAATCAGCATTGGCTACAAGGTGGTCAAGGTGGTACTAATCATTTTCAATCATGGAAAGATAAGCACCAACTACATATCATAGGTACTGGTGGTTGTCGTTCAAGAGCAATACCCTGTTCTGACTTGGAGTTTCAAAAGTTTGAAATGATGATTCAAGCCAAAGCAGATGTTGTTAATAAACATACTCAATGGATAAAAACTGTTGTAGCTAGAGTCAATAGATTTAAAGAAGTAATTAAATCTATGACCAAGTTTTCACAAGTAGAAAACTTTGCTAACCACGAGAAGATACAATGGAAGATTGATCCAAGTATACTAGCTGATAAGTTTGGCATGGACTTGGTTATATCTATTGATGATGCAGCCGATTCTATTATGAATATTGGTGCACCAAAACCAGATAGAGCAGAGAAGATTAAAGCTAGATTGCTTTATGAACAATCTCAAATATCTAGTATTGCGTCTTAATATTAATCTAGGGTTAGGCAAGAAATTGCCTAGCCTTTCTTTAGGTGTATATTATTTATTAGTATGGTTGATAAAAATATAACTCGAACTTCGGTTTTAAAAATGGGTCTAATCTTCGGAGTATTTTTAGATGATACTTGTTGCAACAATAGTATGCACCTTAAGAAAGGCAAGATAATATGACAGTTGAATACGGACTACTTATGTTC